CGACAATCATTGCATCGGGATCCGTACCAGGAACGCGCGCGTACCACGGGACCCGCATCGAGGTGCCGGGCCCACCTACTTGCACTGCCATGTGAAAGCCTCCTTAAACGCCAGCGTTGCCGATGGTTCCGATGTAGTTGTTCCAGCCATGCGACTTTTTGTACCGCATGCCAACCACCCCTACCTCGGTCTCGTCGTCGGTCCAGCTCTTCGTATAGGGTTTCTTGCGGTCAAACCACACCAAGCCGGTGTCGGCCGGCTCGGCCACCAGGAACCAGGAGACCGCGTTCGACAGGTACCGCCACACGAATGAGGTCACCATCCCATCCTCGGCAGCCTGCAATGGATTGATGGAGCGGTCCGCGGTGGTCGGATCGTCCTGAGAGCGCGTCAGCGCGTAAGCGATGAAGCGGTTGCCCGGCGCGACCACCACCTTCGGCTTGCCGATGTGAATCAACTCGCCCGATGGTCTTTTCATGAGCTCGTAAGCGGTCATGGCGGTCTGCAAAGAGAACATATCAAGATCGGCAGCGGTCATCAGGTTAGATTGAACGCCGCCGATCTTGTACAACGGGTGGCTCGCGCTGAACAGAGCCACCGCATCGGGCCCCAAGAATGACGCGGAGAATCCGTTATTGAACGTGCTCACGGCGTCGAGCTCTCGAGTCTCGTTGCAGCTCCATCCCAGATCGCGGTGCATGGTGTTGATTAGCGACCATTCGTCGTCTTCGACCACGTCAATCGTGGTTGGAACCGCCAAGCCGTAGCGGACATGCTTGAAGGTGCTCTTGAATCCCTGCACGGGAATGTCGTAGCGGATCTTCGCGCCTTCGTTTAATTGTGTGAACCGTCCCACACCTGATACCTGCGAAAACTGCTCGATAGAGCGCGTCGACGGGTTCATTTGGAAAATCTGCGAGAACTGCGGAGGCCGCGCGCGATAGCCGCGGTCGATGACCGCGCGCAGTGCCGGGAGCATGGTGTCGCCGTAGAAGTCTGTGTAATTGCCTGTGACTTGCATGATAGTGCTCCCGTTAAGTAACGGTGATCTCCTGGTTGAGCAGATGCTTGTTGAACTTCACCTCGAGCCGCGCATACGCCCCATAGGCGTTGTCGATGGTGTTCAACAACCGCAGGATGTTGACATCGAGACTCGAAGTCGTATTGATCGACGTCCCCGAGACGCACACACCGCTGTTGTCACGCGTCACGCCGGCGCCAGCTGGAGACGTGGTTGTAAGATTGGCGTTATAACCCATTTTGGCCGCGACCACATTTGATGCACCGCTGTTGTCTTCCTGAGTCTCATACATCGCACTCCTGCTAATCATGACCAAGTGGCTTGCGAGTACCGAGGCCAAAGAAAAGTTCAGTGAGACTCCGATAAACCGGGTGGATCCGGCGGTGATGCCGCTGGCGGGTCCATTGAGCACCCCGGCAAGCTGCGTTACCGGATCCCATTTGTAAATCGCGAAGCCGTAACCGGCGGCTTTGGTATAGAGCTCGCACTCGGGCGGGCCTCCCTCGACATTCCGCATGAGCGGCCGTAGCCCGTGCGGGTTGTTCACGTTCGCCACGTGGACACCTCCAGACGAAATTCAGGTTGTGTGGAGAATCCTCAAACGTGAGACGTTGCCAGGGGATTCAAACCCGGCGAGCGGCGGTTGGGCCTGGTGGCCACGGTTGGGAGCCGCTCTTGATGCTCAATCGGGAGTTTACACCGAAATGGTTTCCGAATGCAAGAGGAGCCCGGAAGTTTCCCTCCGGGCCCGCTTGAAATTCGCCTGGGTTGGCGCGTCTAGCTGCCCCAGGCCGCCGCGGAACCCCAAACGGCGGCAAGTAGTTTGATGAGTTCGGTAATGATATCTTGCACTGAAATCTCCTTTCGTTCGATCGATCGACGGAAAGGAGTTTCGCTAAGTTTTCTCCTAAGGTCAGCCAAGCCGCTTGTCAAACTCGCGCCAAGCGCGCCTCATTTTGGCGCGTTGGTGGATCTCCGGCGCGCTCATAGTGCCCTGGGGAATCTCATTAAGCAGTTTTACCCAGTCGTTCCAGTCTTCGGCGAATTCGTTGGCGTAACTGCGCGTATCGCCTCGGAGCAAAGGCATTGCGCAGAGGGTCCCTAACGCGCGGCGGGTCATCGTGAAGGTGTGCATCTACACCTGATCGGCTGAATTGTGGTAGGTGTAGGGGTAGACAGATCGTGCCTCGATCCTAGAGCCCCGTCAGAATCGCAAGCGCTGGGCGCTCCTCTTCCTTCCTGGCGAGAGGAGAAAACCATGGGCAAAAACCGTACCGCCCCTGTCATCGCCACTTCCGCGCAACTCGAGCGAGTATTCCATCATGTGCGCCTGTGGATGAGCGCGGCCGGAGATGCGCTCGATCGAAACAACAGCAATAATGGCAACGGCGCTACTTCTGGAAAGGCGAAGGAAGAGAGGCATTCATCGCCGCCGCAGCCGCTACCAGCTCAGGATGACCTTTGACCCCGGCGTAGGCCCCGGCGCCGATCAGCAACAAGTGGAGGAGGGTCGTAAGCCAGATGGGCATATACGCCCATCGGCAGTTTTAAAGCGGGGCAGCCTGGATCCCCTTTCGGGAGTCCGCTGACATATAATAAGCAACGCTGGCGGGTCCAGCGTTTAGCCCCGAAGCGCCTAGGGCGCGCAATTCCAGCGGACGCGCGGAAAAAGCGAATCGAGTAAGGTCGCCGAACGAACCCGCCAGCGTCAACTGTCAACCGTTAGACAGAACGGAAGATCAATCTGTTTCCGCGAGCTGAACGCCCATCGTCAGTTTGCGGGTGCAAAATTAGCGTTTGCGGGTGCAAAAAGTGCAAATTGAGCGCTTCAGGGTGAAAGAGGGTGCAAGTTTTATCCCCGGCGCCCTGGCAACGGTGGGAGCGACGTTAAAACCCCAGCCAGGAAGTAAATCAGCCAGATCGCCAGAACAGCGATGATCACGACCCGCGCAATGGTCTTGATCGCCTGATCAATTCCCGGTATCTGGTTGAGCGCCCAAAGGAACACGCCAGCAACTAACAAGGCCGCTATCGCCCAAACCAACTCAGAAAGCAGGGGCATGAGCTATTCGTGGAACACACCAGGCACGCCGCGCTCATCCACGGGCGCCGTCCGGCGATCCACGTCATCTCGCAACAATTCACTGTCGGCGCGCTCATCTTCTTCGACCTGCGCACCTCCCAGCATATCGGTTACCCGCTTCCGCCGTGCCATGTCCGCAAGTCCGCGCTCGCTCATCACGCGGTCGATTTTCTCGTCAACCTGTTCGTTGATCGAAATTTGCTTTTCACGGCTTAAACGCGCCGCGTAAGCTTCGGCCGCGCGCGCCATCTCCTCGGGAACCGAGGCAAGCGTCATCCCGCCACAGGTGATATGCCGCATCTGCCCGGTTTCCTCATCCTTGACCGACACGAGCGTGTATTCGATCGGGCCACGCAGCATGCCGGCTTCGTCGGTTTTGCGCTTGCCCACGAACAGACCACGATGACCGACCGGAGTGTACCGCTTCATAAGCGCCGCCATCGGATCGGGCGCAATATCCAACTGCCCGAGTAGATCGTCGCGGTACTTGTCGAGCTTCTTCTCGTCAACGACCTGGTCGTACGGCGTGCCATCACGGAGGATCGAAACACGCCGCGGTTCTTTGCCGGCGTTCGCTTCGGCTGCGCCCTGGTCAGTCATTACGTAGGGCATAGTCGCCCACATATGCTCTGGAACCGGCATTCCCTGACAGGTCAGCTTCGACCAGTCCCGGCCGTCGCCCAGACCGCCGCCGAAACGTTTGGATTCGCCCCATCCTTGGGCTGTGGCTGTGCGGACAGCGCCGCCCACTTCCGGCTCAGGAGCTTTCCGCGATTTACCTTTTGGCCATGGCATCTTTTACCTTCCATCCCGAGCGCCGCGATGTTTCGTAAATTCCTCGGGTTTCACGCCGAGCCGCTTCATCACCTCGGTTTGCTGAGAGCTGAAACTCGGATCTCCGGCGCTTTCATCGGGTGAACTCGCCCGGTCCGGCCGCTGGCTGTCGATGCGCTCCCGGCGCCGCTCGGCGCGCTCCCGAGGCGAGGGACGATCGCCCCGCGGCCGTTCCTCCTCCGCATTCCTCACAGCATTCCTGTTATCCTGGGCCTTCAATGTGAGCTCCGCTTTCGCCTGCCGGCACGCCAGAATCAGCGCCGATTTCGAACCCTTCAACTCCGGGTCAAGCCCAATCGACTCGCGATAAATCTCGGAAGCGCGCGCGAATATCTCGCTCTTCGGTTTCTCGCCGCGACTGATCCGCGCAGAGTCTTCCGCAATCTCGGGGAATTCGGTTCCAAGCCGGGCGCCGAATTCAGCATCCGCCCGAGCCGCGGCAATCTTTGACTCTGTGCGTTTATCGTTTTCCGCTAGGACATTTTCAAGTTGATCGGCAGTGATAAAACCGCGTTTCCTGAGAGCCTCGAGGCCCTCGCTGGTAAGGTCGTCGAGCAACTTCTCCGGCTTCTCTTTGATGGGTTCGCGTGCCGGGTCGGGTGCGGGCGCCGGTTCGTCATCGCTCTGTTTGGGCTGTGGCTGGCCACGGCGAGACCAGTACCGGGCATCTTCTTCGGCTTCATCGCGCCGGCGTTTCAGGTCGATGTTTTCTTGCTTGAGCCGCTCGACTTCCTTGTCAGCATCCGATTTGACCGGTATCGGCTTCGCAGGCGGCTGCTCGAGATCATGCTCGTAAGGTGAGCCTGGGTCAACCGCGATAGTGTCTGAGCCGCGGCCGTCACCGCCTGCGGGCGCTGGCTCTTTATCCATTAGCGGGCCCGGGTACATCCAATTGCGCATTTACCTCTATGTACCACATTTCAAGTAGTACTGGTACGCCTATTCCTAGGTGCGCTTTCCGCCGATACCTGAAGCAACATGCCTGAAACCTTCATAAGGCAAGGCGACTCCCTAGTATGCAGCGAATGCGGGCGGGCGACGTCCCTTCTCCGGCGGCGCCCGCTGCTGCACGATTACAATTGTTCAG